TGACACGACGTGGTCTGTCGTGAATTCGTGCGTCTGGCATCCGGCTTGGTCGAGGAATCGGGTAAGGACTTTGCGTGTGGTTTCGCGTGTGGTGGCTTGTCGTCCGATGGCACGCTGCCACATTTCGTATTGGGCTAAGTCATCCATTTCCCGAGAATACCCAGATGATTCAAAAGTGACCAGTTTCACAACTTAGGCCGCTTCTAATAGTCTGGGTTTCCGCAAGTAATAATAATTAACCATACTCGCCCCGCCACCATCGTTACCCCCATCCGACACATGTCCGGTCTCGATCCACTCCAGGGGCACACCTGCACGCAGTGCCCATATGCGGAGGTATAGGCGCTTGGGCTCACCGGCACCACTCAGCCAGCGACCGACAGTGTTGCGACTCACCTCTAAATGATCAGCCATCTCTTGAACGCTGATATCCGAGACCCTTAGTGACTTTCGCAACCGATCCGCGAGGTCAAACTCGAGGTCAGATGCATGTTCTGGTTGATTGCTCATGCATTGATTATTGCACCAGCAACCGACGTTTGCAATGAATCGTGCATTGCTCAACATTGAATATTTGCAAGAATCAGTGCAATACGTAATACTGATCGCATGAACGTATTGAGCAATGCATCATTTTTGAGTGATGCACAGAACCGTCTGGTAGGTACCGCCAAGGCTGCCGACCTGCTTGGCGTGGACAGGGCCACCGTTACGCGGTGGGTATCGTCCGGAAAGCTCAGCGCCGCCATGATCGACGGCAACGCCTACTTATTCGACCGAACCGAGATTGAAGCGCTGGCCGAGGGCGACGCCAAATGACCGCGTATTCAGAACTCAAGGTTTGCCAGACTTGCCTTACGCCTATGCGCCAGTCGCGCCGTAAGCCATCTGACTATCCATTCAAGACCTTGTGCGCGAATTCCGCGACCCAATGCGTGACGTGCGCTCAACGTGAGAAGCGCGCCGAAAAGCCAGCGCAGCCGAAGCCTAAACCAATCTCAAAGCCGATCACCGTGCAGGAAGTTACCCTGCGCGGCTTGTCGCGCTTCCTGGAGCAGCGCAACCAGCGCTTGAACGCTGGGAGCGTTGCCCGATGAACAAGTTCTATCGAAAACCATCCAAGCGCTACTATGGCCACCCCGTTTCTGTCGGTCTCTTGATCGAGCGGGGAACCGTCTTCACATGCGAGCGCTGTGGACTGGTGGAGGAATATCCCAGGTCTGACTTCGCGAATGTTGAGGAATGGCACACGTTCTACGTGAGTCTCCAGGAACGAACCATGACGCATTTCGTGAACAGGTGCCAAGAGGTCTTTCTTGCCCAGGGCGCACCAGATGCCCTACCGAACAATCTAGAGCAGACATCAATCTTCGACCTGCTGGAGGTCGTCCAATAGCCACCAGCAAGGCCATCTAACTGAATACACCCGGAGCGCTCTTATCTGTCTCAGCTCCAGCACAAACCGATGACAGCCCGGCATAAAAGCACAAGGCAGACGGGGCCAGACCCACGATTTCAGCACCTGATCAGTAACGGAACCGTGTTGTAGCAAGGCACGCACTCTTTCGAGTGGGTGCCACAAGTGCTGCCCAATACCGTGAGGGGTCTGCTGGCTCGGTGGCGAATTCTGGGGAGAGGGGCTGTCGGCGGGAAGTTCGCGCTTGCGCGTCCGTTAGCTACACGCAGTGGAGCAACCTACTGAAGTAAATGATCACTTGAAAGGAGTTATCAAATGGGCGACATCGTTCCAATCAACAAGCAAGGCAGATTCAACCTGGGACCGGGCACCGCACCAAGGCCAAGCACCCCTAACCCTCAGTCTCGATACGTGAAACCACGAGATGCAAACATCTGCTCAGCCTGTGGCACCAAGAAGCCGATTCCCGGTGAGAAGTACTGCATATCCTGCGTGAAATCAGGTCTCGATACGCCGTTTGTCGAATGTCTGTACTTTAATGATTGTGGGACTGTCGGCAAGCGGCGGTACAAAGGGCAGCAGTACATCCTGTGCCCCAAACACAAGGAGAAGAGACCATGAGCGAATGCATCAGCAAGTACGCAGAACACGACTTCAGCCTGTCCGGCGAATGCGTCCAGTGCGGCCAGCAGAACACCGAAAATTGGTGCCCAGGTTGCGGACAGGCCGCCGATCACAGTCCAGAGAAATGCCCAGCGATGCCGGAGGAGCCAGACGATGACGACTGAGGAGACCCATTACCGGGTCCAAGTACCAGGATCACCCTTTCAACGTGAATGCACGTGTGGTTGGTACGCCTACGGGGCAAGAGACCAATACGACGCGGATAGAGACCTGAGTCGACACATCGACCAGGAATGGGACAAGGCCAGGGCACGGGCCGCAGCCGAAAAGGAACGTGTCCGGTTGCTCTCTGAGGGGCAGAACTGGGACATCCCATGATCGGCTCGCCACTATGGAACATCTTTTACCAGTCCTATCTCGCCTACTACCACTGGATGCACTCATGGCTATAACACCAACGCAGGACACGCTCACCCTGGGCGAAGCACGCCGCCAAATGAACGAAGCTATCGAAGCCGTCATCGAAGCATCAGACGATCACCTGATCGCGGAACGCGACCCAGAGCAGGGCACCTACAGCAAGTCCCAAACCTACGCAGTACTCCTGTGGCGACTCGGTCAGTACGAGAACGCCGTACAGCGCTACCGCCGAATCCTGACCGAGCGGGTGAACCGCGCATGAGCCGACGCAATACGATGCCACCACAACCCTGGTCAGCACGCATGCAATCAGCCGGTGAAGTTCTCCAGGCGTATCTCAGCGTGGAGACCAAGCTCAAGCATGACCTAGACGCAGCCCAACGAATGAATCTCATGGACTCCGCAGCGGTACTCATTGGCAAGATCAGCGCCGCCAAACTCCAATCGGACGCAGCACGGTCAACGATGTGGATCATCCACGAGGAGGAGCAAGCCCAGTGAGCATGCCACAACGCGAGCGCGTCAATCTACTATCCAGCGACGATCTAGCCGACCTCCTGGGCGTATCCGAACGCACCGTGCGCACCATGCGCGCAGACGGCACCGGCCCCCGCTTCATCAAGCTACGCGGGAAGATCCGCTACGCCCCCTGGGAAGTCCGCCAATGGATCGACAAGAACACCACCAACACCCCGGCTAACAAGGAAGTAACGCTGTGAAACTACCCAACAAGCTCCAGACCTTGTTAACCGACCTGATGGACAAGGCACTTCACCTACGCTGGCACGTCCGTTGCGAATGGTGCCGGTGGGAAGCTCGCAATCTGGAACACAAGCGCTTCGCGGATGCACGAGGAAAGTTGCACCACGCGAACGCCCACGGCTTCGTTGGCCCGTACCAACCAATTCCAATGCGCTGCAACGTATGGCACACCCGTGCGTAGGCAACGCCGTCGAGGTGGACGAGCATCTGCCGAACTCACCCGGCAGGTGCTCGAATACTACGGGCGCAACTGCTGGCTACGCCTACCCGGTTGCACCAAGGTAGCCACCACTAAAGACCACGTCATCCCATACGCTGCCGGAGGAACAGACCAGCTCTCCAACTTCCGGCCAGCGTGCAAGTCCTGCAACAGCAGACGGCAGGATCGCAAGGTCGGCAACCAGGTACGCATCATCACTGGGCCACCCGCAGCAGGTAAGTCCACCTACATCAAAGAGCACGCATACCCCAACGATGTGGTGGTAGACCTTGACCGGATAGCCCAGGCTCTCATGCCTGACCCTGATAGCGCCCAGCTCCAGACCTACCCCGACCACATCAGGCACATAGCCATTGGTGCTAGACAGGCCGCGATCAACCGAGCCACGAGACTGCGTGAGAACGTGGGCATCTGGATCATTCACTCCGTGCCATCACCTGACCAGCTCGAAGAGTACAAGCGCATGGGCTGGCAGATCATCGCGATAGATCCAGGCGAACATGTAGTGCGTGATCGCATCGCCAATCAACGAGCATCATCAATGCATGATGTGGCTGATCGATGGTACGACAAACCGTCAAATGCTGAATCGTCGCCACTGATCGAACCATCGCGGGATTGGGGTATCGTATGAATATTCATTCACTCGCCCGCCCGTTTTCTGGCTGGCGTGGCGCTGGAACCCCCGCGCCCATCGCCCCTCTCTCCCCGAAAACAGCATAAAAATAAAAAAGGAGGTGCATAAATATGCAAGACCAAGACGGCCCCCAGGGCACGCTATTTGCCATGAAATCCGGCACGAACGCCGCAGGTTTCCAGCTAAGCCCACTGGAACAAAGCGTTTTGAAAGCAGTCAAGCAGATTATCGAGCAGCGGCCCGAGGATTTCATGGCCATGGCCTTGGGTGAGCTTGCAATGGACCTCGCCAGGAACATCACGCTGGGAAATATGAAAGGCCGAGCCGTTGCCAACGAAGCGGCGCAGCTCGCCAGCACTCTAGACCAGATCAAGGGAGATACAGACTCCAATGACGCAACTCAGCTCCCCGCTGGTGTACTCAAATTCGTCGAGGCGCTACAGTCTCGACCAGCTAAACCATCCGAGGTACGTCACACCGCGTAACTACGACCGCGCCACGTTCGGCGACCACACCGGCGCTATCGCTGATGCCATGGGCTGGCCCTTGCTCCCGTGGCAGCAGTACGCCGCCGACGTGGCTGGCGAAATTGAAGACGAAACGGGAACGTACTACTACAGCACCGTCGTGATCACCGTCCAGCGACAAGCTGGAAAAACCACGCTCGACGCAGCGGGGGGAATCCAAAACGCCCTGCTGGGCAAGAATCGGCGCATCTGGTACACGGCCCAGACCGGCCAGCACGCATCGGCGAAGTGGCGCGAGATGGTGGATGACTTTTTCATGCAGTCACCGATCCATGGTCTGGGCAAAGCATCATACTCCAACGGCGCACAGCAGTTGCGATTCATGACTGGTTCCACCCTGTCACCGCACCCGCCGACTGAGGATTCCCTGCACTCCAAGCAGTCCGACCGCAACACGATTGACGAGTACTGGGCGTTTGATGCTCTCCAGGCGCAGCACTTGCGCGGTGCTATCGTGCCGACCACGACCACCCGCCGAAAGATCACCGGCCACCGTCCGCAGTTGTGGATTATGTCCACCGAGGGAACGGGCGAGTCAGAAGCGCTCAACGAGCTGCTGAAATCCTTGCGCAACCATGTGCCAGACCGGGTCGCGTTTTTCGACTGGGGCATTCCCCACGATGTCCAGATGCCCGATGCTGACAAGGGGGACGAGGTGGCGAAGTTCCTGGACACCTGCTACTACTTCCACCCGGGCGCTGGCCGACTGTTTGAGCGCGAAGACATGGACGGATTCCTGGCTGATCTGGGCCTGCCGGAATTCACCCGCGCCTACGGCAACCGGCGCACCGGCGCAGTCTCCCGCGTTATCCCCGAAGCTGATTGGAACCGTGCAGCCACCACCGAAAAAGCGCCAGCCGATGCACCGATGTGCCTGGGCGCCGCTGTCGGCAAGGACGGCACCGACGCGACCATTACCGCTACGTGGCTGCTCGAAGATGGCAGGAAGATCACCGAGGTGATCAAGCACGCCTACGGCACCACATGGGTGATCGATGACCTCGACGTTCTCTCACAGGCCTTTGACGCGCACTGCGTGATTGACTCCGCTGGCCCGTCCGCTGACCTGTATAGCGCCGCGTCGAAATCCGAGCACATCAACCTACTGGACATGACGATCCGGCAATATACCGGCGCTTGCAGTTCCGTGTTCTCCGGCATCGTTCACGTGGACGAAGACCGCAACAAGCTGCCCCCGATCTGGTTGCACCGACCGCACACCGCCTTGAACGAAGCTGCCGACACGGCGGCAAAACGCTCCACCGGCGACGGTGCCTGGGCGTGGGGCCGCCGTGCATCGACCGGCTCAATCAGCGCCATCGAAGCGGCAACTCTCTCCAGTTTCGGCGTGGACAATCTGCCCGAAAAGATCGGCATGCAGTTGTTCTAGAATTTCCGCCAGTTTCCGTATTCTGCCGTCGCGCTGTTCGGAAACTATGGCCACCGCAGTGAGCCATCCTAACGTCTCATGCCATGGGATGGCTCACTGAATTCTTCCGAGGACGCACCGGCTCGCTGGATCGCACCAACAACGCCGCAGCCCGTGCCGTCATCCTCGCCACCCGTGCCGACGACATCACCGCTCCATCCACCCGGTCAGTCTCCGACCAGTGGATCAGCGAGTCCGACGCGATCAGCCTGCACGACGTATACCGGGCGATTGACATCATCGCGACCGCCGCCGTCCAGCTCTCTATCGACGTGGAGCGCAACGGCCAAGTACTGCCCGACTCGCAGCGCCCCAACCTGATCAAGTACCCGTCAGTGTTCATGGATCAAGCCGATTTCATCGAGCAGAACGTGCTTTCGCTGGTGGTCTCCGGTAACGCCTACTGGCGCAAGCAGTACGGCCCCAACTTGGAAGTGGTCAACCTCGATCTGCTCAACCCGCATGAGGTTTGGGTCGAATGGGACCGCGAAAAGAACCATCTGGTCTACCACTATCGTGGCGAGAAGATCCCCGGCGATCAGATCCAGCACATCACGCGAATGAAGCTCCCCGGCGCTGTCAAGGGACTCGGGCCTATCCAGGCGGCACGCCAGGAACTCGCCGGTGCTGCCATGACCCGGCGTTTCGCGTCCGAGTGGTTCGACGGCTCCGGCCAGCCCTCCGGCATCCTGTCCAGCGACCAGCCGTTAGCCGGTGAGGAAGCGAAGCAGTACCGCGACGTGTGGAACGGCATCGACAGCTCGACCGGCAAGCCCATCGACCAGACCGCCAACCCCTCAGGCATCAAGGTGCTGGGAAAAGGCCTGTCCTACGATCCAATCCTGCTCAGCCCCAAAGACGCGCAGTGGATCGAAGCGCAGCAGTTCGACACCACGAAGATCGCCCGGCTATTCGGCATCCCGGCCTATCTCATGCTCGCAGCGGTCGAGGGTAGCTCGATGACCTACTCCAACGTCGAGCAAGCTTGGCAGGACTTCATCCGAACCACGCTCATGGGCTACCTGCGAAAGATCGAGCTGGCACTGACCGGCTTGGTTCCCCGTGGCCAGACAGTCCGGTTCAACGTCGAAACCCTACTGCGCAGCGATACGAAATCCCGCTACGAAGCGCACAACCTCAGCTTGGGCCGGTGGAAGACCGTGGACGAAGTCCGCAAGGACGAGAACATGGCCCCGCTTACCGACAAGCAACGCGAAGAACTCAAAGCCGCTCAGCCAGCCCCCGCACCAGCCCCAGTGGAGACCGAACAATGAAACACACCGCCCCAGCCGAGCCCCTGATCCGCACCGCCCAGGTACGCGCAGCCGGAACCAACGGCCAAATGGAATTCACCGGCATCGGCGTGCCCTATGGCGAACGCATCGAGATTGACGATTGGTTCGGTCGGCATACCGAAGAGTTCGCGCCAGGATCGGTAGAACTGGCCGAGACCGGCGCGAAGATCTACTGGCGACACGGCGAAGTCATTGGCCGTCTCACCGGGGGCCGCGACACCGACAAAGGTTACGAACTTGACGCGAAAATCAGCGACACCACGCTGGGCCGCGATGCCTACACCATGCTCCGCGACGAAACCGTTGACCGGCTCTCCATCGGATTCCAGCCAGTCGAGTGGCGCGAAGACGAAGACGGCCACATCACCTACACCAAGGTGCGCGCCGTCGAATTCTCCCTAGTTCCCCACCCTGCTTACGCCAGTGCTGGCGTGAGCGCCGTCCGCTCCGCACAGCCCACCACCCCGAAAGGTAAGACCATGGAAGCTGAAACCCTCACCCGCGACGACCTCACCCCAGTGAATGACGCACTGGACAAGATCGAACGCCAGATGACCCTGCTGCAAGCCAACCAGGGCAACTCCGGCCCATCCGCTCCGCAGTACCGCAGCATGGGCGAATTCCTCAAGGCCATTGCCGAGGGCGACAAGGACGCTGCCGAATTCCACCGCCAGTACACCACCGGCGAATTCCAGCGCGCCTACTCCGGTGGCACCACCGGAGACGCAGCACTCACCGACACCTTTGTCGGCAACTTCATCAAGCTGGTGGCCCAGCGCCGCCGCATCATGAACAAGTTCAGCACCGGCACCCTGCCAGCCAAGGGCATGAACGTGGACTACGTCCAGTTGCTCGATGATGGCACCGTCGTTGCCAAACAGGCCGGTGAAGGCGAACCGCTGCCATTCGGCAAGGTCACCCTCAAGCGCGATTCCGCACCGGTCGAGACCTACGGCGGTTACGGCGACCTGTCCCTCCAGCTGGTGAACCGATCCGATACCCCGGTTGTTGACACCACCCTGGAAGCTTTCGGCCTGCGCTATGCCAAGGTCACTAACGCCGCCGTGGCCACCGAAGTGAACCAGGTCATCACCGACCGGCTGGCAGCTTTCAACGATGCCGACGACCCAGACGAAACCGCAGCCGTCACCTTGGCCGCGACTCGCACCCCGGATGAATGGCTGGATCTGATCGTAGACGCAGCCATGAACCGCGAAGATTCCGGCTTCGCCATCGAGGGACTCATGGTCTCCGTGGACATCTTCAAGCAGTTGATCCGCCTCAAGGACGGCGACCACCGCCTGATGGCCGTCTACGGTCAGGGCGTGAACCAGACCGG